CGTTTACTTCCTATTTTGCGTGATCGTTCTTGTAGTTTCCTAGCTTTATCAAAATCATCAAGAAGAGTATAGGCAGGCAAGCCATCCTTTTTCAATAGCAGAAGAGTGTCATTAAGTTCTTTTATAGAACGGCTTAATCCGAGATCTGGCTGAACAGTGGGAGAAGGTACAGTAGCGGATTGAATTCCACCTCCAGACTGTCTACCTATAGCCTGTGCCTGAAGATATTTATTCAAATCCAAAGTACGAATAGTTCCGGCCTGTTGTGCCTGATCAAGAATGGACAATATGGGTGCAATGGTAGGATTCTTCAGCGCCTCATTGCTAGCTACCCATTCCTTGGATGATCCGGCAGGCCCCTCTCCTACTATAACAGTAGGTTTGTCTATAAAGCCACGACGTTTAGGATCATAGACTGCCTTAAACTCTTTTCCGTCCTGGGCGCGAGTGACATCTATATATCCTCCAGACTGTTTACCGGGAACACGAGTATATGATGTATTAGAAGATGTATCCCCTGATGTGATAGATGAGCCTTTTTTAGAAATTAAACCTTTTAAGGCCGTTTTTGCAGTAGCTAAAGCAGCCATAATCAAACCACTGATAATGGCGGTTCGAGCAGCAGCAGTCGCACCAAAAGTGGCAACAGAATCCGGTTGGGCAGCACTAATAGCCGCCGCTTTAGTTTGTTCAGCAATAGCAACAGCAGTGGCTTCAGCCATTTTGGTATCAATAATTTTTGTTAGAACATCAAACATAATATCAATGATAGTATTCCCAAAAGCCGCTAAGGCACCTTCTTGATTAGAGATGATATTTCCTACAGCTTCCCCTATCTGACTTCCATAGTTTTTAAAACTATCAATTTGTTCTTGATGATATTTCAATATCATTTTAGACATAGCCGCATAATATTCTTCAGTAGTAAGTTTTCCTCTATCATAATACGACTGAAGTTCCTCTAATTGCTTTTCATATATATCTTTTTTTGAAAGAAGATCAAATTTTTCTCTAGTCTCATAGTCTTTATCATCAAAAGATTCTTCCAAATTATTTTTAGCATTTAAATAGTCTTTTTCTAACTGTAGTAAATCACCATTATTATTTTTAGCTATTTCCTTTAATTTTTCATAAGTTTCCTCCAATATTTTTATCTGAAGATCCCTTTCTTCTTTTAACGTCAAGGTCTTATATTCTTGTCCGTATTTTGAAAATAATTCCAAAAATTCTTTCTCTTCTTCAAACCGGGCATTGTTTAGTGCTTTATCGGCATCTAAAACACGTTGATTAGAAACTCGAATAGCACTTTCTTTTATGTTTTCATTCTTTAGAACAAGACTTTGAATATCATCATAATACCCTTTTTCTATCATTAGCCTAGCTTCAGCATCATTTTTTGTTAATGTAGCCAATTGTGCATTATATTGGACTTGTGTTATCTTTTTTGAAGACAAAGATGATTGAAGATTAGATAATTCTTTATTATACCATTCATCTCTTTTCTGCAAATCATCGGTACGCATATCTTCTATGGATTTCAAAACATCCTTTTCAGTATCTAGTATAGCCTTCTTTTCTTTTTTTGCCGCTTTCTCTATTTCCTTAGGATCTACAGGAATATCAGGGAAACGATTTTTATAAATTTCCTTAGCAAGACTCAAATACTCATTAGTTGCATTCTTTTCATCTGCGATCCAAGCTGCAAGCATGGATTTATTCATTTTATTAAATTTGCTTTGAGCTTCCTCCATTTTTTTATTTCTTTCAATACGGCTGTTTATCTGCTCTTCAATGGTTTCCCCTGTAAGCACCTTCATTTGTTCATAAGATCCTTCCAATAACTGTTGTGCTTCGTCCAGCTTCTTTTTAAAATCCTGCAATTCTTCGTTGGAAAATTGAACAAAAAACATATCTCCGGTTTTACGATCTGTTTTCCATTTTCCTCCTTCTTTCAATAATTTAGTATAAATATCAACAGTCTTTTTATAAGATTCAATATTGCTTTGTGTTTCTTCAATCTGTCCTCTATTGATATAAGCCAAACGTTTTTTTTCTGTTTCAATAAACTCTTTTGCTTTCTCAGTATTTACAGATATAGCCTCTCCATAATCATTCCATTCAGAAACAGCAGAAGGTACTATTCTCGCAATTTCCTTTATAAGACTATTAAGTTCTGATTGCTCAGCAGCACTCAATTTGGTTTTTATTTTAAGATCATCATACCGACTAAGCAAAGGACCAAGTTTAGTCTGTAATGAAATAACCTTTCCTATTTGATCTTCAAATTTTTCATTGGTTGAATCTAAATAGCCTGAAATAGTACCCATTATCTTACCCAATGTCCCCATGAAGGATTTAATAGCTGGTTCAAGTTTCTTTCCTATCTTATTATAGATAGATTCCATCTGATCCCCTAAATTTGATTCCAAGCCAGCCAGTTCATTCATCTGGGTAGCCATAGAACCTTGTACACCCTGTAATTTGCCCAAGGACAGAATATAGTTCTTAATTGCCATATCCGTATTCTGCACCTCAGTAGTTACACCCCTGAATGTATATGCAGTAGTTTTTCCATTCTTCGAAGCAGTAATACCAAACTCCTTCAAACGTTCATTCTCACCCGTCATGGCATCAAGCAATGCTTCAATAAACTGGTCTATATCCTTGCCTTGGGACATTGCGATATCTCCCATTGCTGTCAGTTCATCGGTAGTCGGTTTAATTCCACGGTTAACTAATTTAATATATGATTCAGTCCATTCTGACACACTGGCCGGCGTATCTTTAGCAAGCTGCTGCAACATCTTCATTGCCTCTGCCGCTTCTTCTGAAGAGCCGGTAGCGTTACGAAGAGTCGCTTCAAAACGAGCATATTCTTTACGAGTTTCATAGGATTTCATTCCGACATCTTTCAAGTATCTGACAAGTTGCACGGCTATAAAACCTTTAGCAGCCGTTTTGGCCATATTCATTGTTTTATCAAATGCAGTCAGCTGTTGCTGGGCATATTTCCCAGTACCCCTAAGTTCCTCCATCCGATTATTTACTTTAGCAAGCTCCGCTTCAAGTTCGGCATATTCTTCCGGATGAGTTGATTTTACTGTCTGATCCAACTGTTGGCGAAGGTCTTTAGCTTTCTTTCGGAGTTGGACCATAGTAAGCCCTGTAACATCCAGCTTCTTCTCCAATTCACCAATCAATTTGTTATTTGTTGATATAGTTTTATTGCTTTTTTTTATTTCTTCGTCAAGACGCTGATACTCATCTGATTCCTTTTTTCCTTGAGCCTCTAACTCACGCATTAATTCACGACGTTCTTTGTTTGTTTTGTTCAACTCCCTATTAACTTTAGTGAGTTTGCGAATTTCCTGCTGTGCCTTTGACGATTCCACAGATAAAATCCACTTGATTTCGTCTTCATTAAGTTTCTTAGCCATAATTCAGTAGTCTATATATATGATTGAAAATCTAATTGATCAATATCCGATCCTTCTTGAAGTTGCCGGGTGATATACTTACGTATGTCTTGAGTAAAGCCATAACGAAGATTAGGAAGCACTTCACCATAAAGTACCCCCCAAATGACACGGTTATAGATGGAAAGTTTTCTACGTATCCGCAGATCCTGCCGAAAACGAATATCTAAGAAACGCATATAAGGAAGAACGCTCATATAATATATTTGACGTTCAGTTCCTTCTATTTCCATCGGTTTTTCTTGGACTGATTGGAGCAGATTGCCGGATATGACATTCAAATTCTCCGATATGACTTCCTGTTGTATCTGCCTTATTTTTTGAAAACCGATGGATACAACATTGTGAATGAATGTTTTTTTGATAAGTTGGTCTGTTACCATAGCTTCATAAAATTTGAAGCTAAAGTAATTATAGGAATGAAAAAGGCGAAGGACAGATTTTATACCGCCTTCGCCCATATTAGTTATAAAATAAGCTTATAAATTAGCAAGCCATTTTTTGCCTTTCCGGGTATTTAACCATATAGCAAAGAAAAAGGCTAACATTCCAGAACCACCAAGCACAATCAATAAACCTTCCATAAATTACCTCCTTATATTTTATATCCAATATAAGCAAACACAATGGACGAATTACAAACTCTTCAGCCATTTTTTCCCAGACTTTGTATATAGCCATATAAGAAAGGCTATCCCAATAACAGTTCCTATGATATAGGTCATAGCAAGCATATCCATAAAACCTCCTATTTTAAAATTTTATTTCCAATCATAGCAAATACAACAGTAAACATTACACCTCCAACTAAGACAGACCATGCAACACTATTGTTTACATTAGCAGATAAAGGTGTAATCCAACTAACGAAAAGACCAGCAAAAGCCAATTTTGCCAAATCAAAGAAGAACTTTCCAAGCGTTTCACGCCTCACTTTGTCTTTCTCCTTAACTTCTTTCTTTGCCTCTTGTTGTTCGCTCCAATTTCCCATGTAACCAAACTTATTACGCAGCGTTCATGTTCTGAACACATTGCAAATGTACAAAAAGGATTGATAATATAATAATTAGACTAAAAGAAATATCGTATTTTATCTATAATTATTTCTGTTTAAACATCCATCGGAACTCACATCCTAAAGTTCCGGGACGTGGTTGGAAACGGAACCCTCCCATAAGAAGCGAATTATAGACATCCTCCAAGCTGACGGATGTTCCCGGATCAATCTTCTTTATGGCTTCATACACATCCTCAGTAGAAAACCAATGAGTCGCATCGGACTCATTGGTTGCGGGAGAATAGACATTCATCAACGCAGTGATGTAACTGTCCATTTTAGTTTCATTATTCTGACTCATCAAAAGAAGATGCTTTGAGATCTTTCAAAATCTTGCGCACACCGCGAAGCTGCTGCAACATGACCAGACGATCACTATCACTGGCATCCGCTTCCGGATTCTCAATCAGTTCAGCTATACAATCAAGTCCTTCAAGAACATTATCAATTTCGCTATTACCGTCTTCCTGCATACGACGCAACGCATTAAGGCTCTCGTCGCTTAATATAATTCCATTAATATTCATTTTCCTTAAACATTTTATTGTAAAACATAATATTAGTAAAGCAAACTTATTAGCGGTGCACCTGCTTGTAATATTTTGCTGTTTCCAACAAAGATAAGGCAAATATGATAAAACATATAAGACACATCACAGTGCCAAATGCGGGCGATAATAATAATGCAACAAAGCACAACATTATGAACAATATTCGCAACGAAAATGTTCTAGAAATTTTTTCCTCCATGATAGAAGAAAAGATAACAGAATCAGCATGAAGCCATTCCAACAAAGATTCTTTTTTCTCTTGCAAATAATTTGACTTTGCATCAAGAGACAATGTAGTAGTTTTCATTTTTGGTGAACATTTAAAATGAATTAATAAAATTAGATAAGGGGAAGGAAATAAAAAAGTTCCGCTCCCCGTTGTTCACCACCTGAGACAGGCTGTGGGCGCATTAACGCTCCACACGGGACGGAACTATATGTCAAGTTGAAGACATAAAAAATGCCCGCAACAAATAATCAGCGAGCCTACTCGCCTATCTCAAATGGTGAACGCTGCAAAGGTGAATATTATTTTTGGATTAGCAAAACAAAAGCGGAACTTTTTTAGAGTTCCGCTTAAGAATTTGTTATCGAATAATTAATACCATTTTGCCGGAGTTGGATTTACATCCTTAAATCTCTTAATATAAAAACGCTTGGGCGACTGAGATTTCAATATAATAACAGAAGTATCACTATAATCAGAACAGTTTTTAACCTGATTAGTAACTTCTTCTTGTTTCTTTGTAACATTCTCAATTCTTGATACATAAAAAGAACTTTCTAAAGACTTAACTTCATTGCAATTCTCTGTCGCAGAATATACCATATTATAACCAAATGTTATAGGGGAATCATTTTCGTTATAGCTTTCCGAATATCTGCGACTAGGGTTATCCTTCTTTTTTTCACAGAAGAAATATATTTTATCTACAAGATTTAAATCTCCAATTACTCTAGAAGATTTTGGAGCGACACAAACTACAGGCAAATCATGAAAAGTCTTACTTTTAAATTTAGATATAACAACATGGTCATCTACACCTTTATAGAAAGATGAAGAAAAACCATTAAAAATATAAGATGACTGAGATAACGAAACAAATAAGTTCTTATCCGTCTTATTGGTAAATACCATAGAGGCATTTCCCCATTCTTCCCAAAAATTATAAGTAAGTTTGCAATCTTCATTCTCAAATACGAACTGCTCATTACTTGTTTTGGCTGAGGTGCTGTCCACATCATAAATCTGGATATAACTTTTACATGAAGCAAATAGAAGAGAAACAGTCAATAGTAAAAAATACTTTTTCATAAATATCTAAGTTTTAAAATTTTTCGCAAAGTTAATAATAAAAATCCAATCAGTATTAAAACAATACTATATTTATAAATAAAAGGTGCTTTATTTCTAAAACACCTTACAGTTACCTACCCATGATTATATCTCCTACAACATTAGCCAGTACATTGGAGCCGAAACCTTTCAGACCGTCCAGTTTTTCAATCATGGAGATTATTTTATCTAATTTTTTATCCAGGTCACATAACTGGATCGTCGTACATCTTGTGCTTGAAATACCGCCGTACATGAAACCCGGAATCCACATCCTTAAGACTTTCCACAGCCTTACGATAGCATGACAATGCCATTTTTTCATTAGGCACATCTGCCGGCAATTTATGCCCCATGTCTTCCGCAATGCTTCTGGCATGATCCGAATAAACCATATTGGCAGTTACCCATAAAGCATAACTGTTATAATGCGGTTTGTCTTCACATATTCCTCCAAGCGATTCAACCGTTTTCTCAAAAGTATCATAAGACCAATGGAATCCTTTCATTCCATCTTGGTTGACAATACGTTTGCTGATATTCATTGCTTCGTGTTCGGATAGATAATTGTCCCAACAAACAGCCTCCAAATGCGACAACCAGTTTTCGGCCAGATCAGGATGAGCTGCCGCGACAGCCTTGAACATATACTTTTCAGTTTCACCGAATATCTTCATATTCTTCGGATCTTTACTTGCCACCATCTTTTCATAGAGTTCATGGTAGCGATCTATCATTTCTTCTTTAGTCTTCATAATTATAGGATATTAAAGTAAACTCCCCACAATAAAGCGGGGAGCAAACTCAAACTTTTTTCTCCCTTTTCTTTTTTACAGGTTTTAATGACTTTTGAGTCATAATCCTATCAAGCTGTGGGAGTAGCCGGAAAGGTGGCCGCAATGGTCAACGGAGTAGCCAGGCTCACACCAAACGCACGGTTACAGCACTTTACATTCTCAGGAGTAACCTGAGTAACAAGAGGAGTAAGTGTAATCGTAGGAACAGCACCGGCCGCACCGATAAAGGCTACTTTAAACTGCTCAACCCATTGTTTGGTAACAGAACGGCATGATCCTTTAGGAGTGTAAGCAACAAGCACTGCTGCATTGATGGTTACAACAGTCTGGGTATTCACCGTCTGCTGTTCTGCGACAGTAAAATTAACTATGCCAGTAGGCTGTACACCATTTTCAGCGCAATAAGCCTGGCATAAATTCTCCACTACATTAGTCAGATATTGCTGGCTGGTAGCAGCGATTGCAATCGGAGTCAATTGAATCATAATGGATATATATTAAGAATTATTCTGTGTCGGAACTTATACCGTCCGACTTCGGTTGGGGTTCATCGCTGCCGTCAGCTTCCTTATCAGGCGCTGTCTTGACGATGTATTCTTCTCTAGGAATCAAAGGCAGGTTATATTCAAGCAAGGTTTTCAGTTCTTCCATGTCTTCCTTTTCAAAAACAACCTTTCCATCCATCAGTGTCAACCCTCCGTTTTTAATAGCATCATCCACTATTTTGTGAGCCATTTCAGGCAATGCATCATCCGGCACTTGTGAGATATAGCGGTTAATGATAGGTTCTATGATAGTTCCACTGACATTCTGCATTATCGGAGATAATTCCGCAGCAAGACTCCAGCTGGGTTTAACGAAACCTGTTGATTTCAATTTAGTTTCAATCATCTGCACAAAAGGGAACGATCCCATTTTTTGTGCGGAGAATTGCTGTACTACAGGTTGCAGCCATTTATTCAGCACTGCTGATAATATTTGTGAATTGGTATACATAGTAATATATTGTTTGAGTTTAAAAAGAGGAAAGGACGGAATGAAACCGCCCTTTCAATGAGATTTACTGGTTACAACCGCAGCAACCGGTATCACATACCTTACGTTGCGGGACAACAAGTTCACTTAACGCAGCCAAATCAGCAATCTGCTGTTTCATACAAGCCAGAGTGGCAGTATTAGTACCATTGTATACAGCCTGATTCATATTGATGGCATTCTGCTCGTTCTTGTCCAAATTAATACGGGTCAATAAACGATCGTACACATCAGCCAATTTCTGATCAGTGTAAGTGTTCGCCTTCAACAATGCGATCTCTCCATCTTTTGCTGCCAGTTTGTCCATCATAGCCGCTTCATAACGGCTAATAGGTTTGTCTTCCGAAGTAATCACTTCCACAGGACCTGCCGCCATATTACGGTTATAACAGCCGCCTCCCAGAATATTACCCGCATTCAAACCCAAAAATGATGCGATACCTGCTGACGCTCCGACAGTATTGTAATTGCCTTGTCCCTGGCCGGTGACATTATAGTTCTCACCGTTCATACCTTTGATAGTCATAATATTATGTTTTAATAAGTTACTAGGCCAGGCTATAACCTGACATCACAAAGGTACATACTATAATAATCAACTGAATTACAGTTATTTGCTTCTTATTTACCAATTACTTTCGACTTATTTTCAAGATGTTTGCGAATAACTTCGACATCTTTTTCCATCCACAGGCTGGCAGAAATTCGGGATGAATAGGAAGCAAGCAGATACCGGATACTAGCTTCTGTACGGTCCATATACTTGCTGATTTGGGAAGGGTAGAAACCTTCTTCGGATAACAGTTTTACCAAAATGCAGCGGGCATCCACCACTTCGGCGGCCCGATTGTCTGACAGGATAAATTCCTGATGTATTTCCGTGAAAGAGGCGACTGATTCAAGGATTTCATTAAAACGTGCGGTCTTGCTCATAATAATGCAAAATTTAGAAACAATTTATTAAATAACATTGTTGTTTATCTATCCCCGGCACTCCAAAGGTTTTCAAATTCGACTGTCAATAGAATAAGAGCAAGACCGCAAGCCGGGGATTTTTTATTACCACTGAAACAGATTATAATTAACGGTAACAGCCAATACAGGCGACAGCCCGTCAGCATCAATACCATATCCGGCAGAGAGCCCCAATCCCCACCGCTTGTTTTTTTGTTTTATAAGCCCTACGAAAGTAGGACGATATAATTCAACCGATTTCAGCAATGGGTTGTATCCACTTATCAATATCTTATAATCATCCGTTTTATATTCCCGTTCTGTAATAGGTATGCTGGCTGGAACACTGTCCGGAACATAATCATTCAGTGATGTATCAGCAGGTTCTTTCCCAGATGCGGCAATGAATACAGTATCATACTTCACAAAACGTTCTGTTACAGGAGACGGAAAAACCGTATCCCTGATAGTATCAATAACAGGAGGCATCCACACAGTATCCACTGTAAACGTTTCAGGCATCTCTGCCGGACGGGAACACCACGACAGAGAAAGCATTACGCTCAATAAAACAATTAATAAATAAGGAACAGATTTCATGATTCAATGTATTTAATGATACCTTCAACATGAATGGCTGTTATCGCTTGCTTTCCTTCTTCAGACAAAAGGAAAGCCACATCTTCCATATTGTCTTGAAATAAGTTTTCCGTCAATACAGCCGGACATTCCGTATGTTTTAAAATATAGAATCCGCTCTCCTTGTCCGGATCATCATCAGCCAGATCTTTTCTAATCTTCATTCCAGGAAGAAATCTGTCAGCCGAAGCATACAGACAATCAGCAAGCCTGTCCGCTTTTGTCTGCCCTATACTGGTCCATGCCTCCCATCCACGAGCCTGCATCCATTGTGCCCCATTTCCGGCGGCGTTGCAATGGATGGATACCAGAAGAACATTACTCTTCCCAAATTCGGAACAAATATCATTCACTCGGCGGCATCTCTCCGATAGCGGCACATCAACTTCCTCACGCACAATCCGAAGTGTCTCATACCCCCTCTTACACAATTCATGCTCCACACGGATGGCAATTTCACGGGTATATAACGCTTCAATCAAACGACCGTCCGGAGAACGCTTGCCTTGTGTGTTGGCTCCATGGCCATTGTCAATTAAGATTTTCATGTTTGCTTTCATTTTCTATTTCATTAATAACATTCTTCAATTCTTTACTTTTCAAGCCGACCAGTCCCTTAAAGACGCTCCAAAGACTGATATGGTAATGCAGACCTTTACATTCGCAGTAATTACTGATCACACTTTCAAGTTCACAGTAACAAGCTATCAGCATACAGCATACGGAAATAGTGGAATAAGGAATGCCCAAAGGTTCACCAATCGCTTTTCCTAAAACCGCCCCCAATAGAATTATACATACGTAATCCCCCATTTTTATAAGAGTCCTCCGGATAGCCCGGCTTATACGCACTTCCTCCATCCTTCGTTTGGATTTGCTGATGCCCCACCATAAATCTGTAGAAATAAGAATCAAAGCCAGCAGCATCAACCATCTCATATCCCACATCAGACTATAAAATTCGGTAATGAATACCGAAAATGTGATTTTAGAACTTGTATTCATATCTGTTTTAAGTTATGTGTTTCATTATTTCTTTTACATTCATCCAGTCGGGAGCCGATGCGACAAAGCTCATGCTCCAGCCTATTGATGACAGTTCAGGCGACACAAAAGGCACAATCGTCTGATTATCCGATATAGGCTTGAGCCATGACATATAACGGGAATCATACATCATATAAGCACGTACCTGATTCAATAGTTTCAACGTTCGATCACTCTGAATGGCAACTTCTACCATATCAGATTTATTCCCTAATTTGACCGCAACCGTCACCGCACGCTTATGCGTATCCTCTATGGAACCTATATTGTCCTGAGAGCTTTGTATCTCTCCAAAATCACAGAACAGATAAGTTCCTATCAGGGCATCCACCCGTTTTTTAACATCCTCAAAACGTTGCCCGAAAACAAAATTGGAAATATCAGGAACCAAAGGTTCGGACATACCGGCTATATACCCTTTCAGTTCCTCATATTCATAAAGTTCGGAACTTCCGTTAATAAACATATCCAGAACCCCGTCACGGGCTGGGAACCGGGAAAAATATTTTAAATACTCAAGAATCATAGTATATCATTTATAACATCAATTGGCAACCGGGTAGTATTAGCGATCTCAGCAACATCCATTTTGGAAGCATGAAGGCTACGCACGGATTCAATCATCTTCTTTCTCAGGATCCCAAGATATTGCAAGACGCTCATCTGGGATATCTCACGCAAATTTCCATATCCGTCAGCACTCAAGCCGTACAAAGCATCCTGTGCCCCTGTGCTTATCACTGATTCCTTTCCCGGTATGATTTTAGTAAGAATCTTGTATTCTGTGCGACTGAACAAATAATTGATGAATCCTTTGAAATTGAAACGGATGGCCTGCAATGTTTTAATATCCACTTTTGAAAAAATAACGGCACGTTGATGCGCCTTGTCACTTTCATAAGGTAGTGAAGAATACAGGATGGAAGCAAGCAGGGGAAGCTGATCATCCCGGCAATCCGCCAGCTCACGCGCGTCAATAAACTGCTGTGCCGTCAATGAGGTTGTCAGCATAGAGAATCCTGTATCAATGGTATAACCAAGACAAGGTTCATCCTGCCCGTCAATATGGACAGATCCTATAAATTGTTTGCAAAAACAGGAGTCTACCACAAACTTATAATCAAGCCGTGACAGATAGCGGGATATAGTTATCCCCGTCAGTCTTTCCGGCGGAACACGCTTGCATAGCTCATAAGAATCGGTGTCAAGATCTGCCAGTGCCGCATCATTATCCGGATAACAGATCAGAAAAGGAAAGGTGACCTGCTCAGCCAGGCAAGCAATGTTTCCCATGGCATCCGCATCGGTTATCTTATTGATATCCCAGCCCATCACCCTGCATATATGGCGCACACGCACAAGACCGGCAGAAAGTTTACCTGCGGACATGGAAATCAGGTCCGCAACCAGTTCTTTAAATTGATAAGTGTTCAACCCTTCCCAACTGTTTGGAATAGAATACACGCTTCCTTTCAGGGTAAATTCAATATCTTTTCTCATGGCATCAAATAAATTTTATCGTCCGGACGATTGAAAGATGTTTCAGTTACTATATCAACATCCGTATTTCCGGATAAAGACAAATCAATATTTTTAAGGCTTTCCAAGGCTTGTGACATCAGATCATCAGATAAAGTTAACATCCTCTCCTGCTCCTGGGTACCGTAACGCATAACTTTTGAATCTTCAAACAAATTACGGATGGTTGACGGAAATTCAAGGATATCAAATCTTCGTAACGACAATGCCACTGTTATTTTAGCCAGACATCTGTCCAATTTCCGACGGTTTGTCTGATCCTTTTCCGGCAAACGCTCATAATAGCCTGATACATAATCATCCAATGCCTCCTGCTGGATCGGAACACATCTGAAAAAATACAGGAATGAATTATCAATGGGATAAGATGCATCGAATTCATAAGTAGTCTTCAACTTAAGGTTTTCCAAATCCTTATAAGTCTTGGTCTTCTTCCATTCCTCATCCGAATCAAGCAACTGAAGTAACGTATCCATTGCATTATAGTAATTATCACGATAGGCCCTGCGCATCTGCTCCTGCTCGTTCTTGTAGATATCCACATCCGATTTACGAAGTGACAGTACATTGAATATAAGCTGTTTTGCCAATGTCAGATTAGCCACGGCACTTCTTAATGCATCCTTTTCATCGTTATCCTCTCCTGCTGCTATCTTCTTGTAGATATCAGGAGATATGACGGATTGAACCTGCTTAATGGCACTCATGGCACTTGATGCAAGATCCTTGAAATTCATGTTACTCTCCGCATAAGGGGAATAAAGGTGGAACTGGGCCACATCTATAAACAATTCTTCTAAAACATTCATGGCTGCTGATTATTAAGACGGTTAGACGGTGATACATCTTCCTGACGCGATGGGATTTCCCGGTAAAAGCCTATCCGATAACCTTGTTCGTACAATTCAGGAAAGTTAATACGGATAGCCTGATTGAACGGTTCACATACGATCTCATCTTCCGGTGCCAATTGGAGCAGATAAATCAAATAGTTGTAATAAGCGTCACTTCCGCTCTTGCTAATTACACCGTCCTTGCTGACTGATGAGATGGAAGAATCCAGCCCGACACTTGACAGCAATACTTCGTCAGCACGTTTATCATAGCTGATTATCGCATCAATGTATTCTTTATATTTTAAATCGACGGTTTCTATCTTCCATCGCTCCTCTTCCCCGCTGCTTCCGTTCCGAAAGCTGAAAGTCGCGTAAGCCTTTCCTTGGTTATCGGCTCCGGACAAGTAATCGGATATATTATCCAATTCCTGTTTTATATAGCGGATCAAGGTAGACTCCTTGAACTCAGTTCCAATCTCCAGTCCATTATACAGCAATAGTTTCTCCTGTTTCGAAGCACGTTCCTTGTTTTCGTTGCAAAGATTGGTAATCTGGGTTCTCTTCGAATTCACCCATGCGTTAGGAATGATGATATGTATTTTAGCAGCTAGAGAATTACGAAGAAAGCTGTTAATATATACAGCATTTTCATTGGAACCCTTGATATAAGGCTGTGTGCCCTCATGTGTCTCATTCTCTCCATAGAAATTATCAATGGACTTCTCACGATGATGGGAAACAGCAGCGAACCTGTATCTCGGTACATCCTGCATACGCAATTTAGGATAAATACGCAAACTGGTACTAATTCCATTGATAAACTTACCAACAGCTATAGCCGTGAAATCCTTATAATAAACCATATCATAAGCCACATCCGTCCGGGTGGTGGCCAAAAGGCAATCCTTATTCTCCATGGCTTCCAGACCAGCAACCGGCAGCACGCCCGGTACAATCCCTTTTCCAGCTGAAAACCGCCATTTTACAAAGAAATCGCGAAAATAATAATAGTTTTTGATGTTCTGTTTTGCAAACGCCCGGTATCCCTGCTCCATTCCATTCTGCTCCCAGCTTTCCAGCCATCTCTGTATACTGGGTTCCATAATCCAAGTTCTCTTGACTTTATTATCAATAAGTTCCGTCTTATAGACAGCCGGTCCGGAGCCATACAGCATATTGACCTGTTTGGTTATCAATCTTGGAAGCAGCCTGTTATGCTTGATATCGCTCGCCACTTCCTGGCATTTCAGATTGTTCCAGCCACGAGAAGCGATGTTATACCCTTTAACCGTAAGCCATCTCACCTGTCCTTCCAATGCCACCGGATTAACAGATACAGTTCGGTTACGCTGCAAGGCATCCTGCATACTCCCTTCTCCCAGCTGGAAAGATATCACACTGCTGTCATTAACGTACACGCCAAGGCATCCCTGCATCTCTATATTACTTTGTTGACTCATGATAACCAATCTATTTTATGTAGTTTAAATCCATCTTGCGGGAATCCCATATAGCGTATCAATATAGTGTAACACATACGGGGTTCTCCGTCCTTGTCGGTAAACAGGAAGAAGTTATCACTGTCCACACTGAAACGTTCATGAGGCAATTGGGTGCGCCATTTGCAACCGTCCTTTACTATGATCTTAGTGGATGCCTCATGACGTTGCAGACTGCATGGATAGAATGCTATGGTAAAGCATCCATCGGGCAGCTTAGATATCTCCCTAGCCCATTGCATGGCCTGTGCACCTGACATCGCAACGTTATGATCTATTACCTCTTCCATGCTACGAATTTATTCGTTTTCCGATACAGTAGAAAAGACGAAATCTCAAGGGAAGAATCATATTTCCACCCATCTACCCCCTGTGCTGTGCAATCGGTTTTATCAGCGCTGCGTGGGGTCAATCGTCTCTTGAAAAAAGTTCAAAAATTTTTCAAAAAGTCAATCGTTTATCCATGATTTACATAATGCTTATTTAAATGTCAAACAGACACTTATATTAAATCAATTGAACTTACTATTTAAGCCGAACTTTAATTATAAGCTGAAATTATCCGGAATATCATCAGGAATGCTGGTCAATTCGTTAAGAACAGCATCCCCATATAGACCGTACATCAGATAAATGAATGCAGAAGGAATCTGTGTTGTCAGTCCAGCCTGACGGTGAAGCGGTATCTTAACCTCGCTGCTCTTGTCCAGTTCTATACGTCCGTTGGTGCTCTTACGTGGTGAAAGAGGTATAGCACTACAAAGGTTAGGGCATTCATTTTCGTCAATAAAAACGTGAGGCAAAGCATTGCTTCTGTCACCAAACAAAAGCAACATCAGCTTGAACTGCTGCCAATGATAGATTGTGGCCTGTCCTTCGTTCATGAGCTGCACTTCGAACCCGTAGCTTTCCAGTTCCCTCTTCAATGCTCGGCTGTCAGTCGTTATCTGCTCCAGTTCCTCCCTACGTTTGTTACCGGCCCTGTCCGGATATAAAACAATACGTTTGTTCCGACAGTCACGCCCGAAAAACTCATAAACCTGTCTAGCAAGCTCCGGCTGCTCATCCGGATAGAAACAGAAGAACTCTTTCAACAGCCTGAATTCCTTCCCGTACTTCTTGGGTTGCCCACATACCAGGCTTGAGAAATGTCCGGGATCATACCCTATATACAGCGGAGCGCTCTTGTCGTAGTATTTCAAATAACGGGCAGTGATGATAAAGTGATCCTTCAGATCAAGCTTCATGATAGAATCATAAATATACCCGTCAGAGAATTGATGTTTTTCTTTATCATAATTTGCAAAGAACTTGTTAACCACAGACTTATGACGGACAGCACATATAGCAGTAAGAAATTCGTCCATATCCAATGTGTCAAGCTGAGTTTTAAAAAACTTAGGTCCCAATATGTCCTTATTGACAAACGAACTGGCCCGGATATACAATGTGGCGTTGCGCCGCATATCAGCCAAACGCGGTGTCCACATGGATATCTGTCTGTCATACTTCTTCAGTTCCAGGCGTATCTTTTCAAGCGTGACCGGGTTGGTAGTATTCTTCTGGGCGGTAAGAAGTTCCATTCTTTTATAAACCGCTTTGTTCACATGAACGGCTACTGTGGCTATTTCGGAAAGAAGCTGAGGATTGTTCTGATCCTCATACCGTTCAAACCAGTCGTCCTCATTCAAATCCACACGGGCAGTATCAGAAACCCCGGTCCATCCCTGGTAATATGGGCTTTTACGGATTTCCGCAGAAGATCCACGAAGAGAAGGAAACAGACGTGTCTTGAGTTTCTCTCCGTCATTGTGTTTCATTTCTTCTACAAAAGCATGAACACCACTTCTACCCGCCACTGAGTCCGGCTGGTCAGAACTTACCAGCTGGATATGATGACCGTTCCGGAACAGGATGCTATGCTTGGGATAAGAAATTGGATAACGCGGCTTCCGGAAATGCTCTGGAATCTTCGACTCTCCCGCAATATAGTCAATGCCATATTCCAGCATACAACGGGGACGGCCGTTAACCGTAATCTGCCTGGAAAAAGCAGCCTGAATGTTAGGCCATATATTGGTAAGCAACGCAACATAGGTACGATGCGCTAAAAATGACAACTCGGCCGGCATACTGTCTGCCACACGGACAATGCGGTTTACTGTAACCTCACTCGTTTTACCTGACGCACGTGCAGCTTCCACCACCACTTTGTTAGGATCAAGAAGATTGACCATTACCTGCATGGAATTCATGTAGATACGTTCCATCTCCATTGAAAATTCATCATTGGATATATCGTTCTGACTCATGATTACTCTTCATTTAATATTTCCTCTACATCCTGAATATCGGCATCCCGCAACAAGCGTTTCTTTTCCCTCTTATCAATAGGAAGACCGTCGATAAGTTGGATATAAAACCCTTCGTTATGCTTACGCGCTATCTCTTTCAGCGATTTGCTTTCCAATCCCATATCTTCCGGACGAAGGTTAGGATCAATAATGAAAGTAATACCAAGATTGGTAGCAGCCTCCGCTATCTGGGCGGCACGAATCCGATGCTCGCTGGCTCTTTCGATACATGCAGCCATCGTTTTCATATCCCCCTTGGCCGCACATAACTGCGCCATGGATTCCAGCTTGTCCGCATAGTGATTCTCCCATACCTTCTCGCTGACATTGTTATCGACATTAAAATAATTAATGGCCTGATAGATACGTTCCTTGCAGGTACGTTCATCCAAAGCCAACTTCTGCTCCGCATTAATGCGCAGACGCAATTTCTTGGAAGCACGGGTTATATTCGGCTCATATTCATATATTTCTGCCGCCCATTGTATTTGTTTCAAAAATTTCTGCACATCTTCCGGAATGCCATTACACTTTCCGGTAGTGAGAAATCCTGAAATCATATCGGGATGTATCTTATCAAGACGCTCAAGTACGGTCATATTCCAAATAGTTCTTTACGCAAATCCTTAAAATAACGTTCATTCTTTCTCTCTTCAAGAAGCTCAATGGCATCAATATCCCCGTTTTCCGCTTTCTTCGCCAGTTCCATATCAATATTCTTCTCCCCTTGAGCCAGTCCCGACTCATAGGTTTCATAGAACACATCTCCCGGCAACGACAGCCGGACAGCCAATGCCATCTGCATTTTCCGCGGCAACTCCAACAGGCGGCACACGCGCTCACGGCTATACCCCATAATGGCATAGGTACGTACCCGTGGCAGATAATCATCGCTGACAATTACAATATCCTTATTACCAGTCATAGCAAACAGCATATTAATACTGAAATACCGGCTATCATCCCCACCATGGTAAGGAACAGGGAAACAGCCATAAAATCAACCTTTAGTCTTTTCATTGAGTATATCTCTAAACAATGTTTCACGATCACGATACTTGCGTAACAAATTCCTGTCCTGTTTCCGTCGGGATTCACGTTCGGGATTTTTCAAATACGTTTCATAACGCCGTATACTGTCAAGCACATTGCGGTGTTTGCGGAGAAATTCCTGAGGATCCTTTTCAAGAAGGGAAGCCAGCAAGGCACGTTCACTGCGCCCTGCTATAAGAGGATGAAGGAAACGGAAAGAACCGGTATCATTATAGGCTCTAAGTTCTGAGAAAGCCTGCAAATTACGGATGCGAAGATGGACAAGGGAAAATATGTCATCCTTGGTAATATTGTCAGCATCCATACGTTCGTCTATCTGTTTCATCCGTTTCCAGCTTACAACACGGTCATTATAGATAAGGGTGGCAGTCTGTACATTCTCATCATCAAGATTATCCCAGTCAATAGCGGGATATTCTTCATGCTTCTGTACTTTCCTTAAACCTCTTTTTTTTTCTCAAAGTCCAAAGATGTTTCCGCCTTTTCCGCACGAAATTCCGACTCCTCTACTCTTTCCTGCAATTTCTGAACCGTATCTTTCGTTTCTTTCAATTCGGCCGATTTCTCCTGCAACTCGTGTACTGTCTCTTCCAATTTCTCATTTACCGAGCTGACAGGATTGCGCCGGTTCTTTCTGATCTGTTCTGCCGTTGCATAATCAAGCAGAAGATAAAGAATCTTGTTTGCAAAACGTTCAGGTGATCGCTCCCATGCAGGCAACACAGGCGCATCAGGATTAATACTCCGTAAAAGCTTCAGATCGGCCAAAGCGGCGGACTGGTTCTGAAGACGGTTATAATGAAGCTTCTTTTCTTTGAATGAATACATAACTTATCAGTTTAACCGGTGCATGATAATACATTGTAAAACAAGCATATATATCCGCACCGGATTAATTATAAAAATCAGACAACAGTTTGAATACGGGATCCGGCAATCTCAACCAAAGTGTCAGTATCAATTACGCGGAAAGTAATACGGCTTCCAGCACGGGCGGTCCATGTGGCTCCATCCTCAAGAATAAACACTTCATTTTCAGCAACTGTAGCCGGATGCTCCACACCCTCACCTATCAGAGTTATATAGCGTCCCTTATCATTAGCCGCCAGACCGGAAACTGTAGCAATAGCCTTAGGTGAGGAAGTACAATCAGGAATGGAATACAAGTCCTGTCCCGGCGTAACGGTAAGATTAGTGGCATCCACCGGATTGGATTTGGCAGGCTGGCGTACAATAGCACCTGTATATTTGTAATACTGTGAAATGGAAGTTCGTTGAAATGTAAACGTCACATAACGTCCGTCTGCGTCATGCTTGTTTTCAAACGTTTGAAGAATCATCGGACGGTCATAAGAACCGATGATATACCACTGGCTTTCTTCAATTTCTTTGAAGAGAATGATAAACTTGCCACCCGCATATTCTTCCGTGAAAGAAAGCAGTTTGTCCCGCTGTCCACCCATAACCGCCACAAACTGATTGGTTCCGGAAGTGGTAATATCCCCTTTCTCACCATTGCCTACAAAAGTGGGGATGGTATGACATACAAAGTACTTCATATACTCACCATTCTTCATCGGAACCTGCCCTACTTCCCTGTTGGCATTGGGAGCCGGAAACAACTGAGAATTATCCACCTGGTCAATACTGATCAGATAAATCTGATATGCAATGTTCGATCCATGGGTCTGACGGTCGGACACATCCTCAATATCACCAATATTCATCATTCCGGTGACAGCCATTGACAGCCCGACGGCAGTATCGGCAGAGGAATCAAAAACAAAGCTCAAGGAGAGCACTACAACCAGCACCGCCAGTTGAAATAAAAATATGCGGGAATTAATTCTTGTTCTCATAAATTTTCTGTTTAATAAAAAGGGCGGGCTACCACACCCGCCCCCGATTTAAAAACCTTTTTAATAACCAACCAAAAAAATTATCTAGCTCCAGGTACATTGGGCTGCGCTGTCTTATTGACTTTGCGAACGCCACCAATGCAGCGTTCCAACTCTATGAATTTGTTCTGACTGTTCAGCATGACCATGATATAATCTCCTACAGCTGTCGGAGTCCATGCTTCGGAAATACTTTCAAAAGAACCCGATTTGTCAATGCCGGTCACATTGGTTTTGTTTCCACACTCTACAATGTAAGCCACGCCTTTTTTGGCTTTGTTGATCGCTGTCAGTTTCTTTTCACCGGTATTGGTTCCAGAAATAAACCAGAATCCTTTCGATGCGTCAGCTGTTGTGGCATCCGCATCCAAGGTTACGGAAGGTTTATTCAGGAAGATCTGCTGCCACAAATAGTCATTTTCCTTCAGTTTATCGGCAGAAGAGAAATTACGGCCGACAAATGCGGGCGAACATCCTTCTTTCCAGGTAGACCATCCACGAACCATCTCCATTTGCATTTCTGTTTGCATGGCAAGCATTTCACCGGGAAGATTTTCAAGGAACTGGATATTACCCGGAACCTGCATCATCATGAACGGCATCTGACCCAGATAAGGCAACCAGATGATACGCATGTTCGTGGAACTGTCCGGTATGATGTTCAAGTAACTGTTTGGTCCTGTAAAATCCTGCTGTTGGCCATAAGCTTCACGGACATTCTGAATCCACCATTGCTTGTGGTTTTCGTTCAGATACATTACATGCTGGTCAAGGCTCATGTCCTCAGAAACTTTAGCCAGAATTTCTTTGTAGAATTCCTGTACGGTTTCCAGCATGTTGGCATCGTCATAAGTACGGTATGCAACATTGTCTGTCAACAACAGTTTATGTTCGTGGTGCAGACGGATAAGGGTATAGAGCACTCCGGTACCGGCATTTAGATAGGAACCGGCTACGCCCGTCTCAGGCTTCACATACAAACCTCTCATACGGCGCATATTCTGTTCACGCTGCGCGTTTTCAAGAGATCCCATAATGGCATATTCAATCATAGACCATTTGATCGGATCCGAGCCTTCACGGTTAAGGTAGCCTATATACATGCGTTCCAGTTCCTTCATAGGACCGAACTTCATCTTGATCATGGCATCGTCCACATATCCCATCTCCGGTTCAATCTCCATATCACCTTTATAAACCTCGCCTACCTGGTATGCTTGTGACACTTCACCAAAGAAAGCGTTGAAAATGACATCACGGTCCTGAATACCGTAACGAACAGGGAAATACTGGGTAAGCTGGCGGATGGAAAGCACACGGGCTATAATGGCATCCTGACGACGGATAAGATACTGGTCTCCGCCCTTCATTCCCGTAACCTGGGAATAATCGGTGGCAAACTCACCCGCCGCCAATTTTTCCGGGTTTAGCTGGTTATGCGATTGCAAATAGCTGTAACGCTCAGCCAATGAAGAAGAATAGGCTTCCACTTCAGCACCGAAAGACGCAGCTATCTTCTTATCTCCCAGACGCTGGTCTGACGTAGGATTGGCTGTGAACCGGTTCCATGGTTTATCCATTGAAAAAAATTCGTGCTCAATTCCGAAAAGGAATTTCTCACGGTCTCCGGAACCTGTAAATCCTACAACCGAACCGGCAACCGTAGTCATAGGGACATCATCAGCCGCATGATTACCCATAGCCATGAAGGTAGCGGATACAGCTTTCGCCATATCAAGTACCTGCTGTGCGGTAGGCTGCTCTGTTTTCGTATCCTGTACTCCATGCGCGGCAGCGTCTTCCACATTTTGTTTCGGGTTGATCAATCCTGACAATACGCTGAACGCCTCATTGATCTGTGCCTGGTCGGGAACGGCACGCTGTTCATCCTGGTAGGCCTGCATATCGGCATGAAAATCCGTTCCGAACTCCTCATGATAGGAGGCAAAAAACTGTTTCCATTCATCCGGCGTAAGAGCCTTCAGGGATTCCTCGGAGCCAGCGAAACCAAGCTTCTGAAGAATTTTCTGTACGTTTTCTTTAAATTTCATTGTGATACTAATTAAATTATACTTAATAACTGGCTTTTGGCCCGCTGAATGTCGGCATACTCACGCCCCAGACGGGATGCTTCCAATATGGCTTCTGCCAGAGTGGCCCTTGCATCTATCAAACCTTTTCCGATCGCTTCGTCCGTAAGGTAAATATCCCCGCGAAGAGCAGGCTCATCATCAGGAGCATCCTTAAGTGCCTGACGGGTGGAACGAACTTCGGACAAGAACATATCATTAAGAGGATTCAGCATACGTTCCACATACTCATCACCCTTACCGGAAGCCGCGTCATCCATAAGCTTGGTCTTAAGATCCGATGCGGAAGCATGATACGTATGCACCTCTATACCCATTTTTTTTAAATATTCGGAATAGTCCCAGACCTCGGCTATTGTCCCGATAGATCCTATCTTGTCATAACCGGTAGCGGCAAAAATTCTAGTGCCATGACAGGCGATGAGATAACCGGCAGACGCACATACGCGCTCGGCCAAAACAACCACCGGCTTACTCAAGTCTCTCATAGTCTCGGAGAGGCGGTCCATGTAAAATGCCTCGCCTCCCGGACTGTCTATATGAACAAAATGTGCAATGATCGCAGGATTGGATTCGGATGCCAGCAGATCCTTCTCGAACTGTTTGCTGGAAAAACGCCACCAACTGTTTGATGTGATTACACCGAACACGGGATAGTAAGCAATACTGTTATCGGGAAGTTCTTCAGAAGCATAATTAGAAACAATGCTGATATCCTTGTCAGGAAAAGCCATGCGGACCTGAGAGGAGCATAAATCCAAGGCACCGGAAATCACCTCGGTATACAGCATATCAGCATGTCCCTTTTCCGCTGAATCAGAATCGTGAACATTAGGGAATGCTTCAGCTACGACAGAGGCGTAACCCTCTGCCGTAATGAGCAATCCTTGTCGGGATAAGAGAAGCTGCTGAAGATATTTCTGTGACTGTGTCATTCTATTTTTTTGTTTTTACAAAAATATCCATACCTTATATATATAAAAAAGACTATAAGACGGGCGGTTTCAGCATGGTGCACTTCATTGTAAGCCGTGCCGAATTAAGCTGGGGAGACAGACACACCCTGGCAGGAATGTCAGCATCTCCAACCCCATAGCTGTTACCGGAAGTATCACGAAAATACAATATGCCGGAACGGAAGATGGAAAACTCCCTCAATATACTGCTATCAGGACGTGATATGACAAGTTCCTTGTCACAATTGAAACTAGTTCCCGAAGCATTGTCCGAAGCCACGGGTTCAAATGAAAACTCCTCGGCCAGAAAAACATATTGTTCCTGATTCATAGCACCTGAGGGGACAAAAGTAACGACAATAGAGAATTCTTTATTTCGCTGATTCATAACATTTTGATAATTAACGAGTTCGCCATTTACATCCATATAGCGGACAGTTTTACCGTCAAAACGGACAAAACGATACACTTGGTCGGTTGTTGATTTAATATTATTTAACTATATTAGATAACCTGTATCATATCCTTCTTTCTTTCGCGCCGGGCTTTCCGTTTACGCAAGTTCTCACGCCACCGATAATAGTTCTTTAACAGTGCTTCTTCAGATACGGATTCAATGCCATAAGTACACAGAAACTGATAGACAACGGCATTGTTGTCAAACAGGTGTCCGCGCTGGTCATTATCCAACAGGGTGGCGTGCAGCTCCTCGTTGAACTCACGACGGATGGCAAGTTCTATATACGTCACCGCACGCGCGGACAGATAGTTGTACACTTCGGGATTCTTTCCCTCGCGCCGGTTAGGCAGGGCCAATACAATATTGCCATCCGTATGCGGCATATTACAGGGACGACGGGACATATAATTCCATATCACATGATACAGATCTGAATTGTCGGGAATATTTATCGGGTCATTTGAACCTGAAGCATATTTTCCGCGCAAATATTCCGCCAAATAGGGAGTGATGTTAATTGTGGTAGTGATCATACTTTTATTTTTTTTAGTTGAAAGTTCTTATTTTTGTGACCAACAGACCAACAGACCAACAATGGGCTATTAGTATAAAGCAAAGTTAGTGATTTTCAGTCAATAAACAAACTATACCTTATATATTTATATTGTTAGTCAGTGACCAACAAGACCAACATAAGGTATAGTTTACCCTCATTTTTACTGAATTATTGACAAATGCCTAAAAACGGAAGACCAACAGTCAGACCAACAAAAAACAATTAAGACCAACAAAGACCAACAGACCAACACATATTATATATATATTATTACTTTATAAATTATATATATTATATTATAAATGAGATAGTTACGTTTTAAAGGCTATTTTTACATTTTTGAAATGTTGGTCTGTTGGTCTGTTGGTCTTGTTTTTTGCAAAATTCTACTTGCAAAAATGCGTGTGTCTATGTTTTCTTTAAAATAAGGGGGTCCGGGGGATTTTTATTATAAAAGAATAGGGAATACGGTATTATTATTTTTTACCATATTCCCTATTGTATTAAGATAAATGATCTGCCGCATGTCTGAAGCCATGCGAATGCAATCAATGACCGGGTGCGGAACGGACTTTAAGCAGATCCAGCAAATGGCGGATATCTCGGAGAGTCTGCATCATGACCAGACGTTCACCATAGGAAGCGCCAGCTTCAGGATTGAGAACTATTTCCTCCACTTCATATATACCATTGAGAAGGCTTTCTATGTTGCTGTTCTCATCGTCCTGCAAATCATAGAGGAGATCCACCGCTTCATCGGTGAGTTTGACACCTTCGATGGTAAAGAAATTATCTTCAGGCATACCGGATGTTTCTTCAGCCAGTTTTAATATGTCAGTCTTCATCGCAGACCTCCTTTCCTGCATAAATACAACGAAGTGGCAAACCATGGAAGGCAGAGCAATGCAGGAACCACGGACACACATGAGGCACATATCAGCGCAGAAAATGAAAGACAGGCGTGGCCCATCAATAACATTTGAAGATTGTTTATGGAAGATTCCATGACCATTGAGAACAGTGCGTTCTCAGAATTCAGCCATAGAGTAAAGGCTGAATGTTCCGCAGACTTAGCGGATAATACAAGTTCGTTTCTCATACGATGATGTTTATTTGGCATTTAAGGCAGAAAAAAGAACGGCTGCCATTTCCCGTGTCGCCAAACAAACATCATCGTAAACTCCGAAGAGCAAAGATTAATGTGGGAAAGACAGCCGTAGCTTTTGCAAACAAAAATTGCACTTCTACAATATCTTTACCATTTTCGTAAGTTTACGAAAATGGTTATATATAGGCATAAAAAAAGCCCACTAAATTGAGCTATATCCGTAACTCATCGGTATTGTTCACAATAATGTTTATTTGGCACTGCAAATCTAAATATTAAAATCAGTCTATGCAAGTGTTTTTGGGAAAATTTCAAATTATAGATTATAATTCAAGATCAAACTTCGATAAAAATAAATCTTTTATCCTTTGTGTCTTATCCTCTATAGAATCACAATGATTCTTGTTAACAAGCAGATAAGAACTTACATTACTATATTCAATGTGCTCAAATGTTTCTCTACCGAATAGATTTAATGCCATCGTTCTATATATTCTAAACCTTTGGTTATTTGCCTTCTTTTCGACTTTATCACTCTCAAAATCCATACTTTCTGCCCCATTTACAGCAAAGGATGCTTGTGGATATTCTTTTATGATGGAGGGAATTATTGATGCACATGTCACAAATACTCTTAATGCGCCTTTATAGTCGTGCGCTTTCAATATTCTATTGTATTTATTATCCAGTTTCCTGTCCCTTGCAGCATAGAATTTGATTGCGAAGACATCCTCATAGGCTTCCACTCTTATTATATATTTTAGCCTCTGGTAATACTCTGTTCTGTCAGTGTAAAACTTGTATATCAATGAAAAATCAAAAGCGTCCCTTTCTTTCGGAGACGCTTTCTGTATAAATATAAATCGGAATGGATGAATTTTATCTAACATTTACATAATCATTTTTGTGGTTGCTGAAATAAAGCAGCATGAATCACTGACTATTTTCCCCTCTCCGATAATCTCACGCAAAGGGCGATGTTTGACTTCACTTCTCAACGTCCATCCCAGTCTGTCACCTTTGGACTTTATCCGATGATGACGATTTACAGAAGCCTTACCTTTCTTATTTTCTATTATGCTTCCCATGATTAATGATGTTTATATCTAAAAACAGTTTGTTTGCTACAAATGTTTTGTGCAAAAATAGGCATTTGTTTTTTAATCTAAAAATAAGACTGTCAATTAGATATTAATTTAGACGTCTTTCTAAATTACGTTGCGATTCGCAACGTAATTTAAAGGTGGTATTAAGATCAATAAGCACTCTCATAGAGATTGCCTTCAATAGTTATTTGATATTTACTCATAATTTTCAGTTTTCATGTTCATTTTGATAAAATTTTCTTCCAGTACTTTAATTTGAGCATCCACTTTTCTTCGTTCTTTGTATAACAATTCAATCTCCTTTAATAATTCTGCTTCTCTTTCTATATTAACCTTCATGTTGTTTGACATTTGTATTCTCTTGTATAATATATAATAGAGATTCATCTGTGTCGTTAATAATGGTTTTATAGCATCTTTATTGACATTTTTATAACAAATAGATAACAACCAAATTAGTATATGATCTAAAGGCATACATATCATTTTACGTTTTTTATTATCAGCACCTACCATATACTCTTTATAGACTACATTACGTAATATAGGGTGTATTACTATTTTTTGAAATTGAGATGCGAAATCTATTCCTAATGCCATACAAATAGGTTTTATAGGGATCAGTTCTTTTTCTCCCTTAAATAATAAAATATCCACATCATTCACTCTTGCAATAATACTTGTAGTCATAATTTTATTTTTTATTGGTAATTAAAATGGCAGGCGTTCCACTTCGGGATCCTGCATATTTTTTTCTCTTGGTGTTTCGTTGCGTTTCAAATCAAGACCATACATAGAAGCCAGTATGTCGTAATTCAATGCGATACAGCTTGTATTCTTATTCAGAGATTTGACACGGCGCACCATCATGGTATCGCTGCCTTGAGCTATATATTCTTCCGGAATATCCTTGCCTTCATTCTCCAGCTCTCCACGGGGTACTTCTTCCGTTTCCTTCCAATTGAAACGATGAGCTGCTACAGGACCTATATAACAGGCATTGGAACGAAGATTCTGCTCAATGGTAGACTGACTAGACTGTTCCCGGTTAAAGGAACTGCGGTCATACTGGGCATAAATCACAGATAGCCGGATATACATGACACATGTTCCGTCAGGCACAGGATAAGAAACATATGATTTTCCCGGTCCGACCAGAGTAAGCTTCTGAGGATAATCGAAGTCAAAATCACGGCCCATAACTAATGCCTTGGTATCTATCATAACATCCATGGCCTTGAAGAATGTAGCCAGCTTGTCTGTCCGTGAAATCAGATCCACCTGGAACTGAATTTTGTCGCAAGCTATTTTGAAAAATTCCTTGTATGTAAATGGCAGTTTCAGATCCGTATATTCTTCCACCAAACGGCACATGGCAAGAAACAGAGAGGCTGTCTTCATCAGACGGTCTATCTCACCATGAGCCAGCATCTGCGATTTCAGTTCCTTGTAACATTCAGTTTTAAGCCTGCGGATATTGTCCATTACCAATGGACGAAGCTTCAGTATCTCCAGCAACACATTGCACAAACCACGTTCCTCTATATCTTTCAATTCATTGAACAAGTTCACCTCTTCCTGAGTACGTTCCTTGGCAGGTTTTGGAACCTCGCACACAATGATACGGGACATCAACGAGTTATCATCCCGCTGCGGTGTTTCCTGACCGCAAATAATAATGGGAGCATATATCTTCTCAACCTCTATTTCCTTTCCCGTAGTTCCTTTCCGCTTCTGTCTTCCATCACCGTCATATACGGCGGTTTTCAAAAACTGAAACACCTTATCCTCTATTTCCTTGTTGTTATACTCGTCTAAAACAACAGGAACATCACGAAACATGGCCAGCATGGAAGACAGACCTGCGTAAGTAGTAGAAGGAAGATTGGTCAATGGAACTTTCGGATTCATAAACAGCGACCGGATGCTGACTGCAATCTGTGTCTTTCCGGAAGACATAGGCCCCATGAAAAATGGAGCTGTAAACAAACGGTCTATGCAATGGATATTACTTCGGAACGGGCACATCAAAGCAAACATGATAGCCCATTTCCCATTATCATTAAGCTGATACACCCGGTTCATCAGATCCGCCCATCGTTGGAACGTGCACTGTTTCTCAACAGGTATATCCTTATAAAGCAGGTTACTGATTACTTCATATTTCTCTTTCATATCCGAATTCATATATAATTGGGAGAAAGCCGGCAGATACCAGTTTTCGTTGTTATGAGTTGCCACACCCAGTTCGTTGACAGGATCAAAACGATACTGTCCGTCCTGCTCATGGTATATACCATTGGCAAACGCAAAGAACATAGTGGACTGGTCCCGGCTGAATCCGTCGGGCTGCTGGTTCCCATAAGTACGGACTTCTTTACAGGACACAAAATTACGGGACATCCATTCGCGGATCTTTGTCCAATGCTTTTCTTCTCCATTACTGAAGTTGACAGCTTCCAGCATGATCAGTCTTTCCTCAATGGTTGATTTTTTAAGAAAGCATTTGGAAGGTGCTTCCAGATAAATAGGTTTCTTATAATATCGGCGATTGATACGCACTATACGTTTATTGTCCTCATCCTTGTCACTGACAATATGAATTAGCGGTTCCATAAAAAAATCTCCCACCAAAGTACCTCCCTGCTTATTATTCGTAAAGATATAAGCCACAGGTTCCCCGTTACGGTTCAGACGGGGATAGAACTGGTAATCATCCAGCATCTTTTGATATACGGGATTCGATTCGACATAATCAGGAATGATATCGGGATCATAGAACCCTTCTTCCTGATCATCACGCTGCGCGTTGATAGCAACCCTTGATTTTCGCTTTGCCAAGTACGGTTTCAGCAATGTATTTAGATCAGTCTTGGTCAGCTCCATCCATGTTGTAAACTTACTGAAGTTGACAATACGAACGGATTCTTCAGTACAGGCTATCAGATCGGCACAACGCTGAAGGTAAGGTGTACGGTCTACCGGCTTATAGCGATTAAGAAACTGGTTATACTTAAAGACATAGGCATTGATGAATATCCATTCCTCATCCGGCTGTTCCTCCTCAATATAATCGTCTGACTGTTTTTTCTTGTTGATAGACGCGATATCGCTTCCCGGAACAAGTACGGAAATGTTAGTGACTCCATTTCTATAGCAGTCGGCCAAAGCTGCCATAGTGGTACTCTCCTCCCCTGTAGCAGAAATTACAAGAGCATCAGCGGACACATCCAGCAACTGGCAATCACGGCGTACCTTCTGAATATCTTCCATAGACAGACTTTCATGAAAATATATCTGAGGCACCGTTTCATAATTTTCCAAGAATTCATCAAAAGATGCTGATACATGAATGCTGGTACGCTCCGTCACTAAAGCCGGGAGTACATCAAGACCATATACACCCGGTTTTAGTGTCTCAACTGTTGGAGCTTCCGGCATATTGGAACGCATCTGACGAATCTTACGGTCTACTACATCCGATTCTTGTGAGAACCGACGTGCCAGGTTCCTGGTATAATCCATACGGAGAGTTTCTGATTCCACACATGCCACTAACCGACAGACAGATGCCAATCTTTCTTCTTTCTCTACCGGGTCCTCTATTTTCTCCGGAAGAAATATGTTACAGAAATAAGTTACAAAGCTGGCCGTATTATTATTCAGCCATGCCAAAGTCTGCTCTTTTTTCTCCCTGGCCAGATCATCCGGATCTTTACCCTGAGGAAGACGTACACAATTAATGTTAAGCCCTGCACGAAGCATTGTCTCACAATTTTTCATGGATGCCTTGATACCCGCTTCATCATCATCGTATACCAGTACGACTTTGTTGCTATAACGGGAAATCAATTTCACCTGATCATCTGTCAAAGCCGTTCCCGAACCGGCAACAACGTTTTTCACACCTGCTGCGTACAGGCTCATGACATCGAACTGCCCTTCCACCAGATACACATAGCCCACCTGGCTGATGAAACGATAAGCCTGATACAGTCCGAAAAGGTGTTTCCCTTTATTAAATAGCGGTGTGTCGGTAGTATTGACATATTTCCCTACTTTCTTGTTGGGAGTTACTATGCGGCCACTATATGCCACCGGTCTACCCTGCATGTCTAGAAATGGAAAAACTATACGGTCACGGAATACATCGTAATAATCATAATCCCCTTTAGCCACTACATTAACCTCAACAAGATTTTGTGTCATATATCCGGATGAAGTGAGATGGGAATAAGCCTTGTTACCCTGTGGCGCGTATCCGATACGGAACGTTTTCAAAATTCCATTATCCAAAGAGTAGCCGCGCTCTTTCAAATAGGCTCCGGCCGAAGGAAGCTGGGACTGAAAAAAATTGGTGGCGGCATCCATTGTTATATATAATGTTTCACGATGTTTCCGTACTTCCAACTCCTCTTTGGTCACTTCGGTTTCTTCTACCTGTATACCCGCACGCCGGGCGCACCATAATACAGCTTCTGTAAATGACATATTTTCATGTCTTATCAAGAAATCTAACACATCCCCTCCTGCTCCGCATACAAAACATTTGTATATCTGACGGGATGGAGTAACGCGCATGGACGGATGACGATCGTTATGAAACGGACATACTCCGACATACCCCGGTCCTTTTTTCTCCAGTCTGACAAATGAGGATATCACATCTACGATATCAACTGCTGCTTTGACTTTATCTATGCTATTCTGACTTATTTTGCTCATCTGTTATTTCTCCTTCAAAGAGGTTTAATTGCCGCGCCTCGAATGCTTCCTGTAGGGTAATTTCTAGGTGCGTGGTTATTGCTACATATTCCGGCTCTGTAATTTGTACACGGCCATAATATAAATCCCAAAAGTGTATTTGCGACATACCTACCGCCTTATAAAAGGCACGGGTAGGCTTAAAGTACTCCGGGTGCACGAACTTGATTTTCAAAATTTCCTGTAAGATGTTCCGCTTAATCTGAGTTCCTACCGCTATCCGGTTTCTGATCAGAAACATTTTGACTGCGCTAGAAGTACGGCCTATGCGACAGGCCATTTCCTCTACAGTCAGCTTTCCAGCGTTATCGCGGACAAATCTTTTTTCTGCGTTGGTCCAACTTCCCTGGTTCATATTTTTCTTGTTTATAAATTCGGGTATATGTATCATTAAAAACTACCTGCGGATGATCATGGATATACAAGCAACATATCCTGATGAATATTTCACGCATATCTTCCTGGACTAGGGTGACATCAAAGCATCTTCCTTCACGTAAACCGTCAAGTGCGGAAAACACCTTACCTTCGTATTCGGTATATTCTTTTAAACCCATGGCATGGATGGTATCAAGTATCCATTCTCCATAATTATCCGGCAGACGAAATGAAGAGAAGTCCACCCCTTGAGATTTATCGGATAAAATCATAATACTTTGATGATAAATTCATTTACTACTGTTTTTTTCAACAGGACGTGTTGTCTTGCCTGTATCATATTCCCGGCTGATTGCTGTTGCTATCCTACGAGATATCTCCTGACTATCAGCAGATATATCCTGTATCCGAGAATAACACACAATTGCCTCGCTGATAACGTACAATTCGTTAGGGGTAAGTTCCATTATGGAAAAAAGCCCTGAATGATCTACATCTACATACATAACTGACCTGATTTTATATCGTATCCTTTATTCTGAACAGCCTTGAGAGGCAGATCATACTGCGGAAGACGCTGGTTATCACTGGCACGAAAACAGATACCGGCAGCATCCCAACGCACACGGATCTGACGTTTGACACGCTTGACCTTACCATCAATCACACGTTTGCTACGGATGCGAATAAATCCTTCAGCCTTACGTATATAACGCGCACGGTCTGTGTAAAAAAGGCGATAAAGGTGATAGCCACATATAATCATTGCAGCTTCAAAAGTATTTGAATAATACATAATTGTTATTTTAAATTATTGTTAATCCAGAATAGTATCATCTCCGTAATGGAATGAAGATCAAGCTTAGATTGTATATCAGAACGGTGACGGTCAATCGTATTAGTCGAAAGAGAAAGTTTTTTGGCAATCTGTTCGGTATTAAGTCCATCCGCATACATACGGAAGATATTAATCTGCTGTTTTGTCAAAGGCAAAGTATACTGAGGATGACAGACAACATTTTCCAATTGACAATCACCAGCGCCACGTAATGGACAATGAACCTGCTCAAAATGGAACGTGTGTTTACTTATATCAACCACATTGGTTTCGTATTCTCCAAAATTACATCGGGCAAAACGGCTTACAATCCGATAACGATAGTAAGAAGGATTCTGAGCACTCCCTTTATATAGGGAAGATAATGCCAGATAGGCTCCATGATAGTTTTGCATAATATAATCATGCAAAATGGATATCAAGTCATAGTGGGTAGGCAATAAAATAAAAGCCTCCTGCCCTTCAACAGATACCATAACACCTCCAGAAGGAGTGTTATAAAATTCTATATCATTTAGTTTCAGCATATTAATTTATTATTTAGGTCCTTTGCTTGCCAAATAAATAATTCCAAGTATCGTAAATATGCACCCACATAGAAAAGTGAATACATAACTAACTATAATATTCATGTGTACTATTTTCTACATTTTACAAATCTTAATCCAAGAATATTTATTGTTCCTTTGAAATGAGGACATGATCTCTTACAATAACCCGATCCTACACATAACGCCTCTCCTATTGGAGCATCCAAACATAAGTGAGACAACCATGTATCTTGTTGTTTATATCTTCTAAGCCTTATCATTTTTGTTCAGTATTTCAATACATTCCTTTACTCCATTATCGAAACCCTGTTTATAGCCTTTAGCATATTCTCCGATGGTATATACCGCCACTGACAGACAAAACAGAAGGATACCTACAGGCTTATACCAACCGGGTAGTGAGATAGAAAACGGCTTAAATGTAATTGTGAGATCTCCGACCCATAATAGGGAAATAATACATATAATTGTAAATAATATTGTTTTCATAATCTGTTTAGTTTTGTTCCTTATTGATCAATTACTTTTTTCAATTTATTAAAAGCCTTCTCTTTATCAAATCTAATCCCATCTTTGAACTCCAATATCAACTCCCAAAGCTGGTTTTTGTAAACATCACCTGCTTTATAGTCAGTCTTATAATGGCATTTCTGCGTAGTGGTTATTTCCTTAAACATATTCGTTGCATTAAGATATGTGGCTCCCCATTCTGTGAGCTCTACACTAACGGTATCATTCAAATCTATTTCTATCATAAATATTCCTTTCTACTCGGTTATTGGTTTATCAATCGGCATCCAGTGGGTTATATCCTTATCTTCAATCCAACCATTGGAGAGTGCCCACATGCCTTTGTTATATCCTTTATCTTTCCGCAGCCATCCTATGACATAATGCCGGATGGGGTTATTATCATAAAGAAGAACTTCCTTGTTAGGCTCCGGCAACCGCTCCTTAACACTTATCCAAGGAGATTGCTTTGACTGCCATTCGGCACCTTGAACGAAATTCATCTCTCCAAACTTTGCCAAATCTTTACCAAACAAAGTTCTATCAACTGTCCTATGATTAAATAGGATATTTTCCTTCGCTGCTTCTTCTACTGTCTGTTTCATACGCATTTAGATTTATCAATTTGTCCTATTCGCTGTTTTTCAAATCCATCTATCTGTGCATCAGTAAGGTTGTTTAGCCATTCATCAGCATACTTTCTGTACTTGGCATGATTGCATTTATAAAACTCCAATCTAAGCCATTCAATAGTTATGTCCTTTTGTTTCATAATTGTTCCATTTTTAATTAACTCACACTAATTCAATTATAGTCTTCTTAAAATTAACATATAAAGGTATTGCTGACATACCCCCATTGCAATCCAACTGTCTTAAAGAGGGAACGACCTCTCCGTCATCATCAATCTCATAATCTACAATATAGGCTAACTTCTTTGCTTCGGGAACCAATATCCTTTCATTGTTCCTTTCATGAGCCATGACCGTTATACAGACCTTGCTTCCAACAGGAAATCCTTGGTTGGATTCAATGTATTCCTTTTCCAACTGAATTTTCTGATTCTTCAATTCCCTTATTTTTGAATCAATATCATTTTTCTTTGTCTGAAATTCTTCTTTGTTCATTTTTTTCCTGATTTGAATTAATAATTTGGAATTAGTTGATAGGAGATGCGGTTTCGGTAAGGTTGTCTAAATCTCTCAAGAAAACTACTACATCTTGGATAACGGGTACTCCATTCAAAGCCGAAGTGGTCAGATTGATACTATAAATATCAATACTTGGATATTTATCGGTAAGTAGCTTATTTAGTAGCGCAATAGATTTGTCATTGTAGATAACCATCCTATCTTCTATCTCAAAACCTAACCGAGACAAGTATTCTTCTTTCTTTTCTTCTCCTGCCTTTGAAACACGGGAAGCGAAAACCATTCCACTCAATGAGATTTTTGCAACGTATTCTCCAAAATAAAAGTCACTAACATGCCCAAATCCATATTCAGTCCACCAATTTCTAAATGATGATACCATAATTTTCAAACGTTCTCTAACATCTTCGTTTGAAACCTTCTCCCCAAGCTGATGACGTAATTTTCGATTTTCATCATTCAATGAGCGGATTTGTTCAGTTAATTTCTTTTGTTTCTCTGCAAGTACACCTTCATATCCCATTCGGGTAAGAAACCTATTCACATTGTGGTCTGTCAGAGAAAGGATGTTTTCTTTCATTCCTTCGGTGAGCTGCCCTTTTTCGAGCATCGTTATAGCCAATCCTAAATTTTGCTGAATTTCTTTATATTGCTTTTTCAATTCAGTTATCAGTTCTCCGTTAGAATCTTCTACAATAGCTGGCTTATCTTGCCTGTTAAAATCAAGCTGTCTTTCTTTCATTTCTATATCGTTAAGAGTCAAGTTTTTTAATAAATTCATTTAATCTCCTAGCTGAATAATCGGTACCGCCAATTATGAAATAACCATCAACGGCAAATTTGAATGCTTCAATGGCTTTTTGTCTCATTTCTTCTTCGGCTATTACTATTGCTGCATAAGCTTTTGCTTCTGATATGGCATATTGCACATAGCCAGTAGAATCCATCCGGTTGTCACTTTCCAAATCCAAAGTGTTACGTCTGATATAATCTTTTGCTTTTTGATTCATAATTGTTCCTGTTATTAGTTAATTAATATCACTTCCTACAAATGCCGCTATGGTATCAAATTCATTCTTTGTATACTCATAGCCGTTAATGATTATAATTTCATTCATTTCTTTCTATATCATTTTGATTATTCTATACTAATAGTGGGTAATAAAGGATTCGAACCTTTATCCTACAAACATAATCGTCCATCTTACCATTAGACCAATTACCCAAATTCGCCGTTTCCGTCTTCTCAGATTAAGGCGGCTTACCTAAACTGTACTCTTCTATCTTTAAAACTTATTTTTTCCAAAAATTATCTCCGCTGATCGACCTTGCTGTATCATCCTGAGTGAGCCGGATATACCGAAAAAAGTTTTGCTCACTACGATGACCAGTAAGTTTCATAATCTCCAATGTTTTCATTCTCCCTGTCATATATAAATTTGTAGCTGCACTCCTTCTTGCCGTATGACTGCTTATCAATTCCCACTTTTCCTTTGTTACGGTTTTTAAAAATCCCCCTACAGTATAGGAATACGTAATCTTATCTGTTAGCCCTATCTCCTTCATTATTACCTTTAAATATTTATTAAAATACTGTATACAAAGTCCACTAGGAATATCCCCATCATATTTAGCTATAATCTCACGAACATAATCATGCATTGGAACCCTGACCGTCACATTAGTTTTCTTTGTGCGCTTTATTATGAAGCCATCCTGAAAATTATCCTTTGTCAGAGTTGAATAATCAGAATAACGAAGAGCTGTAAGACATCCCACTACAAACAAATCTCTGATACGTTCACGCGCCCTACGTTTATCCTGATGGATAAATTTATAATAGTATATACGAGCAATCTCATTCATACTTAAAAAAACAGCATGTGATTCCTCTTCATGCATATTTATTTCATCGTATGTGGTATCCACTGCATAATTATATTGTGAGGCTTTACGAACCATAGATTGTATTTTTTGTACATACCCTACAATAGTATTATGTCTTAGACCCTCATTTTGGAGATAAATGATAAAATCGTCAAGGAACTCTTCTGTGACAGAATTAGTGTATATGTCACAATCATATAATTGAGAAAATCTGTTGATATGACCTATTATCGCATCATAAACAGCTGGATAGTGCTCCGACTTTCGCCGTAATCTCCTTTCAACAATATCCTGCATAAAGTCCGTAAAGAAAATTCCTTCCAAGGGCTTCGACTGCCGGAAATGATTTATATAATCCCTTCTATGTTTGACAGAAGGGATTTGGGATATTATCTGTAATGCTTTAGTTATTATGATTTGAAATGTAACATTGAATCATGTCATTAAAAGCCCGCAATTCTAATGGGCGAAAACCATCATTTTGCAATTTCTGATAAAAGGTTGGATAAGGCATACCTGTCATCAGAAGATATTCATCGCGAAACTTAACTTTGTCATCCTTGGATAATAAACCAAATTGGTCCCTAGGCCCCATTTTTTTTATTTTTCCTTCTTTTTCCATTGTCAATCTAATTTTTAGTTTTAAATTTATATCGCAAACTTAAGGTATTTATTGCATAATACAAAGAATACATTAAACTATTTAATGTGTATATTATATATTTAGAATCAATATAAATAACAATATGTTTAAAGGTCAAAGAATCACTGATTTACTAATTGAAAGGAGAAAAAAGAAAAAGGATTTATATGATTACCTTGATATAACTCCTGTAGGATTAGATAGTATAATTAAAGGAAGCAATGTCCGAGCGGGCAATCTAGAAAAAATAGCTGACTTTTTTCAACTTCCGATTGATTACTTTTTTGATAGGGATGTAAAGTGGGATACTCCCCAAAAGGAAGAAACTGTGCAAGATGAAAATGAAACCATGAGTTTATACCAGGAAAATATATATCTAAAAAAAATTTTAGAAGAGAAAGAAAGAACTATTCAGATTCTTCTTTCTCAAAAAGAGGATGACAATTTGGTTAAATAGAAAGTCAATAAAGTATCTCAATCGAACAAAAGTAGAACAAAGCAATGTTATATAAATTGAGGCTCAAGCTTTAACAAAATCCGCCAGGAACCTCCAAACAACAGTTAAATCGTCTTCACAATACCCTAAACAAAGGGTTAGCCTAAGAAAAAGGCAGAACAAAAATAGAAAAAGTGAGGATGGTGCAGAGAGGGAGAATATGCCTCAGAAGACTTCTGAAGCGGATAAACCATAAAAAGTTTATCCGCTTTTGTTTTTTTAACAGCTTTGCTCGAACAAAATAGAGAATTATGTAAAGGACGGTGTGTTTAAGTCTTCCAAATCAGTACTTTACGGCAAATTGTAGAACAAATTTAGAACAAAGAATTATGGCTGTTATCAGAAACTTTCAGAACGTGAGTCATGTTTCAAAAGAAGGAAACGCACCAGTGTATGTAACATTCTACCTAGGGAAAGACAAAGTGGTCATTCCTTGTAATCTATCTGTACCTGTAAAGTCTTGGGACAAGAAACAAGGCAAGGTTCTCACAAATGAAAAAAATCACAAAGACTACAATTTATGTATTGAGAAGGTACGATCACGCATCAACGACATCATGGTGAGATACAGACTGGAGAAAAAGATTTTGAATAAAGAACTTTTTTTGCGAGAATATGCAAGACCAAACGACTTTGATACCTTCTATGCATACTTTGATTATTATATAAAGAAGCATCGGGGAGAAATAGAACCCACAACGTTAGATGTGCATATAGACGCTATCAATAAAATGAAAAGATATGCCCCCACCCTTTCCATTGACGGGCTGACAGAAGAGTGGATAAAGAATTATAAAATTTATCTGAAAAGAAAAGTCGGTAACAAAGACAGCACCATCAACAAAAACATGGCCTGTATAAAGAAGTATTGCCGTGCTGCCATTAAAGAAGGATACATGATGCAGAACCCTTTTGAAAACATAAAGGTGAAAAGCCGTACCACATCCGGATTTGCTTTTTTAACAGAAGAAGAACTAAACATCCTGACAGGTATGTACAAGTCCCACGAACTTTCAGACAACTATCACAAAGTATTGGAATTTTTTCTGTTCATGTGTTTCAGCAGCCTGCATATAACAGATGCTAAAAGACTTCGTATAGAATATATAAGTCCAACTTCCTTTACCTACTACCGGGTAAAAAACAGGAATTCAAAGCCGGATCCTATTCTAATCCCTTTATCCAGTCCGCTAAAAACAATTATAGACAATGCATCCGCAGGACGGAAAAAAGGATTACTTTTTGAAAACATGATAGCGGATCAGAAGATTAACGAATATATAAAGACTATAGCCCAAAAGGCTGGTATAAACAAGAAACTATCGTGCAAAGCAGGACGACACACCTTCGCCACTTTATTCCTTCAAAAAACGAAAGATCTGGCCACACTGAAGGAGATATTAGGACACACAGACTATAGAGAAACATTGGTTTATGCCCATGTAATGGAGGAGTCCAAACAAGAAGGCGTAAGTTTCTTCAACACCTTTGCCGTTTAAATTGGTACCAACACACCAACGAACCAACAGTTTTAATCATCTGCCAGTCCGTTGGTGTATTTTTCATATAAATATATTTCTAGCCGTTTACTTTAAGCAAATCCAGCAAATGACGGATATCTCGGAGAGTCTGCATCATTACCAGGCGTTCACCATAGGAAACGTTAGCTTCAGGATTGAGAACAATTTCCTCCACTTCATATATACCGTTGAGAAGGTTTTCTATGTTGCTGTTTTCATCGTCCTGCAAATCATAGAGGAGATCCACTGCTTCATCGGTCAGCTTAATACCTTCAATCGTGAAAAAATTATCTTCAGGCATGTTAGATGTTTCTTCAGCCAGTTTTAATATGTCAGTCTTCATCGCAAACCTCCTTTCCTACAAAGATGTAACGATACAACAAACCATGCAAGGCAAAGTAATGCCGAAACGGGTGAAGTAAAGGCGGAACCTGCCAATGCCATGAAGGCAAGAGAAGCATGAGCCATAAGGCATACCTGACGGTTAGTAACTACAGATTCAAGAACACATGAGAACAATTGGTTCTCCTTTTCGCACCATGCAACAAGTGCGGATTTCTTTGCCTCTGATACAGGCAAAGTAACTGTTTGATTTTTCATTTTGGAATGCATTTAAAATGAAACAATATGTTGTTTATTACGGGAAGGGAACAAAAAAAAGTTCCGCTCCCCGTTGCATTCCACCTTGAACAGGCAGTGGGCGCATTAACGCTCCACACGGGACGGAACTATATGATAAACCATGGGCATAAAAAATGCCAACGGCTATGTTGGCGGTACTGTCCGCCTGTTCAAAATGGAATGCACTGCAAAGATAAACATTAAATTTGACATGTGCAAAATGATACGGTATAAAAAAAGAACCGACAATTAATGCCGGTTACCGTGATAGTATCTTATAGCCTCATTGACATATAATGATACCGATTGCTCCTTATCCAAGATAGCTGCCACATCCTCCTCTATCATAACAAGTATTCTTTTCACGCCATTAACCTTCGGCCTTCGGGGCACACCATTGCTGTCCAATATCCTATATATCGTTTGCTCAGACTTTATTTCTGTTTCCCTCATTATCTCCTTGATAGCCATCCCTGCTTTGTACAAGGATAATACCCTAGACTCTTGATCTAGGGTAATAGATCGTCTTCTTGCCATAATTAATATATTTTATAACATTTATAATTTGTTGCTCGTTAATTCAAAAAGTTGCACTTTTGCATCGGACATCAACGATGTTAGTCGCACTTCGGTGCGTGGATTGAAACGACATTAAAAATGTCATTGTGGTTTAAACCACATTTTAATATTTAGGGCAGCGAAGAAATTCGTCGCCCTAACTTTTTATTTATAAAATCTCAATTTTGGTATAGTATGCATTCATCTTTCCAAAGAATGATTCTATTTTTGCTCTCTGATAAGAAGACATTTTGTTATAAATGACATTTTTGTCATCTTCTCTTAAGTAGTATTCCTTTTCACCGTCAGTGAGATTGATAACTATATTAATTGCTCTACCACTGTATGAATCTGTAAATTTAATTTTTGTCTTCATAGTCTTACGCCGCTTATCCGTTGCCGCCGGTTCTATTATTACCTGTTGTTTTATTATCACAATGCAAATATACTATATTGTGATATAATAACAAAACAAATCACAATATATTTTCTTATATTGTGTAATATTTAACATTTAAACACAAAAAGACAGCCGACAATAACGCTAACGATAATACATAAGGGCTGACCTACACCAAGATCAGCCCTTACATTATAGTTATATAATGGTCTACCATTCATAACATAAGTCTACACCTTGAGTGATTTCAAACTTTTAATC